ATAACGGGCTCCGGCTTGTTCGTCGTTCCGAGAGGAGCTTGCTCCGAAGCGGAATGCGTACAAGCCGGTGATGGGGAATGTCCCTGAAAAGGGGCGTTCCGCTCACCAAGGCGAAGCCGGAGCCCGATGGAGTGCAGCCCGGAGGGATGTACTCCATCGGTTCTCGGCTTTGTCTAGTGCCGTAAATTCAAGACAGAACATAAAAGTACAAACTAATTTTAAAATTTAAAACTATGATTGAAAACACAAAACCAAGTAAGGCATTAGTCAAAACCGATGTTAGCGGTTCGGTTACGGTTCGTGATTTGCGAATTGGAAATTTTATGCACTTTCCTTTTACTGCTGAAAATGTTCAAATATTAGGAATTAATGCTCATAATTACGCTTCTAAAATAACACATACAATTTCATTTGAAAAAGACGAAAATTTATATTGTGAAAAATTGGAATTATTAAGACCAATAAAATTAAATGACGAATGGTTGTTAAAATTAGGATTTGTAAAAGATGGTATTTGGTTTAATTATTCATTTGGATTTTATTCTTTAGGAATAAGTAAAGACCCATCAGGTTTTAATTTTTCTTATGACGATGGATTTGTTCCAGTTGAATACGTTCACGAATTACAAAATCTTATTTTTTCTCTTTCGGGTTATGATTTGCAGTTAGTTTCTTAACTGACCGCTAACTATTGGCTAACAGTTATAATGCTATATAATAACTAATTAACTATCAAATGATTAAGATATGATTGTACAAGTAAATTACTTAGTTAAATGGCAATTTAAAGATTTCCCACATTATAAAATAAGCACTTGTAAAAAGATAATTAATTGTAAAACAGGTAAAATAATAAAATGTACTAAAAATGGAGGTAGTGTTGGGTATTTTATAGCAGGGAATTTTTATAAAAAGTCAAACATAAATGATTTTATTGAAGCGATTCCAAAATCTAAATGCCCGTTTTAAACTTAGGCAAGTAAAAATATAAAAACACAAATCCGCAAACGATTAAAACGATAAATATCCAATTATTATTTTTAGTCGTTTGTTTGGTTTTTTCAATTATGATAGTCTTGGTAATGTATCTATTGTTCCACTTTTCTTTAATAATAGTTTTATCGTTTGTGATAATTACATTTTTGTATTCTTTTCCTTGAATTACCATAGGTTTTAGCACGTCAAACGGCTTATAAATAAAAGTATTGCCTAAAACTATTTTAGAGCCTTGTGAGTAGTTATTTTCGATATGAATGCTGTCACGTTGTTGGGTATCGGTTTTGCGAGTTCCGCACCCTGAAAGTAGCAATAAAATTATAATCGCTAAAATTACCGATATTTCAAGGCTGTGTTTTTTCATAATATTTTTTAAAGAGCTCCTTACGATGTGATAAGCCTATATTTCCCCCATTAATTTTTTTTGTAATTCCAATAATATTATTTTCGTCTGCTAATTTATTCAATCCTTTTAAATCCCAAAACCATAATGCGCTAATCATTGCATTTGCTTCTTCAAGTAATAAGTCAGGATTTTTCAAACAATCAATGTCGGTATCATTTGCTAACCTAAAATAATTTTCTTTTCCAGTAATTTGAATAAATCCACGACCTCGATATTTCCAACCCTCTCCACTTGCTTCGTTACCATTACCCATACGGTTTGCATAAACTCGATTGGCTATTTTTTCAGGTTTATTTGCGAAATTTGAAACAAAAGACAAATTGAAATATTTAGGAAAAATTGTAATTAATCTTTTTGCACTATAATTCAAATTTTCACTAATCGGTTTTAGTCCGCTTTCGTGAGAAATTTGAGCCATAAAATGTGCGATTCTTAACGGTGTGTTAAGTTCGTATTTATCGAATAAGCTTTTATATTTGTCTTGTAAATTCATCTATTTTTAGTAAAAAACCATATAAAAAATGTAACAATACCCGTTGCGATTGTTCCGATTGACCACTTGAATCCGCTAAAAACTTCTTCAAAGACTATTTGTCGTTTTTCCATTTCGTTTAGTCTTTTATCGACTTCATCTAATAGATTGACAATTCCTTTATTTCCATTTAGATTACTACCTACAAGTGCATTCTCAATGTTTTTAACGGTCTTTTTTAAATCCTCATTGTCAGTTTTATAAATCTTAAAATGATTCTCTAAACGGTCTATTTTTTCTTCCATTACAAAGGGTGTGTTTTTTTTTAATGCCATTCTAATTGGGGGTAAATTTATTATCAAAAATACAAAAAAATTCCCACCAAATAAATGATGGGAAAAATTTTTATTTACTCGCTGGGGTAAAAAAGTTTTTAACCAAATAAGCAACTCCGCCACTTAATGCAGCAAGTCCGATGCTTTTCCAGTCAAAAACAAATAAACCAGCATCCAAACTCTGTTGTATAATTACTACAACTGGCGTTAAAACAGCCATTAACAACCCTTTCAAGATGTCGTTAGAATTTAATTTCAAAAAATCACTCATATCTATTTAGTTTTAAAGTTTCTAATACTATGTTTTCGATAAACGTATTATCGTCTGCCCATTGTTTATATTGCTCCTCATTTATGGCGATGTTACCAGTTGCCAATATTTCATTATCTTCGCTACATACTTCGTAATAGGTATTACAATCTAATGACTGTGTACTATTAATAATGGGTCTAATTAAAATCTTTGTAGCTTCTTTTGATGGAATCCCTGTAAGGATTGGTTTAATTTGTATCATATTTTTTTTTTGTTTTTAATTATATACTCGAATTTCTATTGACGCTCCTGAATTTGATAGTCTGCCATCTGAATAAGTAGGCCCATTAATGTATGTTTGTACCTTAACGCTATCCGCATCAACTCTACTTATTCCTTCGAAACCATTAACATTATGCCCAGTATTCATTAATGTTAAAGTTTTATCAACGGTAAACGCTCCAGATAATGTACCAACATATATCCCTGTTGCACTTCTTGTCCAAACAATTGTTCCCCCTAAAGTGTTTTCCAAAACTGTTGCAGTCGGGGCAGATGTTCCTGATTGTGAAAGTAGTGCTGTATAAACTTTGTAAGGTTTTACAGTTTCTACTAAAGCAATGGTTCCAGATGCATCTGGCATAGCGTAATATCTGGACGATGAAATTCCTGTATTGTCAAAATAAGCATTTATAGAAGGTGTTTTGTAAGATATGAACCCATCTTGCGCAACGGTAAACATATTATTATTTGCATAATCTTGAAAATAATGATTATTAGAAACGTATTTTATATAGTTTCCATGAACATCAACGCTGCTACTATTTCCAGAAAATTCATAATACCCTAACCTAGTCATTGTAGTTAATCCATCTAAAAATGGCGAACCCTCAAGGTTAGCGTCCTGATTTGCAAATAATTCAAATAATTTAGTAGGCTCTCCTACTGGAAAAAATGAAAATTCACCCCTTTTGCCGCCTGATTGAAACGAAGACATTTTAAAATGTTTTAAGTTTTCAATATTTAATCCGTATGTTCCTATTCCAAGATTTAAAACTCCATTTAATAATCTATCTGAATTAAGAGATAAATTGGTATTTCCTATATTAGGAAGCGTATTACTCAAAACTTTCTCAACAATTCCCGTACTACTATTCCTTGTTAAAATGTCGTAAGTTCCCGCGCTTGTTGTTGGGGCAGTATTTAATTTTGCAACTCCTGTTAATTGAAAAGTACTAGAGCCATCATCTACGGTACTCCCAATAGTTAAACGGCCACCTAACCACGTTTGAACTGTTGAACTATTTCCTAATACTGTTGTGTTAGAGCCTAGTCCAGTGGCATCGTAACCTATAACCGTTTGGTTTGTTTGATTATCAGCCAATGGAGAAGTTCTGTAGCCTAAAAATATACTGTTATTTAAAATGGTTGCGGCAGTTGATTTGTTCGATATATATCTTCCTGCGTCTACCCCTATTGCGTTGTTGTTGCTACCCGTTGTGTTTGAGCGAAGTGCATTTAACCCTATTGCGGTGTTTGAGCTTCCAGTCGTGTTTGAATAGAGTGCACCTGACCCGTTTGCGGTGTTGTAATTTCCAGTTGTGTTTGAAGAGAGTGCAACTTCCCCGTTTGCAGTGTTTGAAGCCCCAATCGTGTTTGAAGAGAGTGCACTTAACCCATTGGCGGTGTTGCCATTTCCAGTCGTGTTTGAAGAGAGTGCATTTACTCCATTGGCGGTGTTGTAATTCCCAGTTGTGTTTAATCTAAGCGCGCTTAATCCATTGGCGGTGTTGGAATTTCCAGTTGTGTTTGAAGAGAGTGCATTTACTCCGTTTGCGGTGTTTGAGCTTCCAGTCGTGTTTGAGCGAAGTGCATTTAACCCTATTGCGGTGTTTGAATTTCCAATAGCCCGAATTTCATTACTAACAGCACCTAAGCTATTTAATAAACTAATTGTCGCACTCCCAGACGTTATTTGTTTAATGGACAAAACAATAGTTCCGTTAAAATCAGTTGTGGGCGTAATTACAAGGGTTTCTGTTGTTGTGGCTCTTGGTCCTATATTTCCAGTTGCAGTAATTCCTCCGCTTAAATACCCACCAAACCCAATTGTAAAACTACCAGCAGTTCTACCAGTAACTGTATAAGTTATTTGATAGTAATTATTTATGACAGCTGCCAAAGTGCTTGTCAATGTCGTAACGCTACCAGCAACGTGTGTATATCCTGTAGCAAAACTTGTTCCTGTCCAAGATGCGTCGCTTGTTCCTGTCGTTAATAGTTCGGCACCTAATTGCCCACCATCTGTTGCCGTTGTACCTTTTATTGTTGTTGGAATTCCAATTGCTACCGTGCTGCCATTATCCGTGATTGAGCTATTTCCTTGTGTTGAAGTTCCTGTCCATTTGCTTATTGTGTTTGCTGTTCCAGTCCCTGTAATTGGATTTGTAAGTGTGTTTTGTTTAGTAGCCAATCCATCCACAACTGCCTTAGTGCTTGCATAAGTTGTAGAAGATGATACTGTGTAACTATCGCTTTTATTCGCCACATTTTCAGGCGTATATCCAAGTGCTGCAACAATCGCATCCAACGTAATTGCACCGCCAGACCCTCCGACATTCCCAAATTTACCCGCTTCGACTATTTTTGTATCGGATGCATTTTGCAAAGAAGTAGCTGTATTTTTTAAAATTATATAAGCACGTGTAATCCCATTTGCGGCTATATTAGGCTCAACGTTATAAGTTCGTGTATTAATTGCGCTTTCGGCTTCCGATAAAGTAGCATAAGTAGCTTGTCCATATTGCACACGAATCGCACCAGTTTGAAATAGCGTAACTGTTTGTATTGAAAACTTATTAGATGGTACTGCGGTTAAAACATTTGCTACATCATATAAGGCTGGATTCAAAACTGTAACATTTGCGCCCTCTGTTCCGTTTTGTGTACGATATCTAAAAGTAGCCAAAGTTTGTAACGGTAAATTTAATTTGTGCGGGTTTTTCCAATCGTTAGCAAAATTTACACCCAATTTAAAAATATCACCTGCTGTTTTATTTATCGATAAATTAGCACCGTTTGCCGTTATCTTATTTCCATCTACATTTAAAGCCCCAATAGCCTCCATTAAATCGTGTAATTGGTTTGTCCCTGCGTTTGTAGGAGCTGAAATGTTATTAACAAGGTTTATAGTAGTTAGATTAGAATGTATAACCGCCCCTAAAATTATGTAATCACGTCTTTGAACATTTGTAAATGGCGTGGCTTGTTGAACTATTGCAGCACTTGAATTTATAGCTATATAAGTAATATTACCACTCGTTAAATAAGTAGGCGTAATCCCTGTAAATGCAGGAAATGAAACGATAGTACTCGTTGGGTTATTTGGGTCATCAAAATTAGATATAATCCCAATTCCAGCCGTAATATTGAATTTAGTAGGGTCTGCATTCGCTTGTACCAAACCGTTTTTTATAAGTCCAGTAGATAAGAACGCTTTTTTAACATCGGCATTATCGACATAGATTTTCTTTGCCCAAACGGATGAAGTAGATTTGCCTTGAACTCCATCGCTATTTTGAACTGTTATAAATACGGCGTTGTCGTCTAATTGCGAAGCGGTATTTTTAATTCCGTAATCGAAGTCTTGTTCTTGTCCAGTTGGTACGATTTGCCCGTACATTGCACTTGTAAATAAAAGTAAAAAAAGTATTTTTTTCATTGGTTTTAAATTTTTGATAATTCAAAGATACAAAAAAACCCTAACAAATGAATGATAGGGAATTTTTTAGTGGCAAGTTACTACCAGTCTGGCACGACATTACAAATTTAGTTATAATTTTTCAATTTCTTTAATAATTAATGTTGAATAATATCTACTATTTTCAATTGCATTTTTGCCAGTAAGATTAAATTTTTTATAACTTTCAATCACTTCTTTTATCGTTTCAGTTGTTATAGTAGTGAATAAATTTTCTCCTAAAATTTTTTCTTGCTCTTTAATTGAATTGATAATTTTTTGACATTCCTCATAATTTTCATCAAACTCAAAATATTCTAAAACAAATAAAACAGATAAAATACCATACATAAACATATATTTTCTGTAATGCAAAGTTGTTGTTTTCATATCATTTCACTTTTTAAAATTTCATCTATTATTTGCACTTCACTACTTAAAATATTATGATTTTGTTTAAGATACGAAATGCCATATCTTTTCGCTTGTTCATAATAAACATACATTTCCTTAATTCTATATTTAAGCATAATGTTTTTTGAGAATATCGCTTTGTTTTTGAAAAGTGCAGTTTCTTTTACTGCTTCTTTGAATTGATCTTGGGTCATAATTTTTAAATTTTTAAATTAAAAAACTCCCAATCAGTATGAAAGGGAGTAAGGGTTTCGTATAGCTTCATACGATTTGTTGTGCAAATATAGGAATTATTTATTGATATTCGATGTAAATATAGTTATTTAATGCAGGAATTTTTGTAATCGTAACGACATCCCCTGTTTGAGACCATTTATTTACTAAAGTGCCATTGTTAGCGGTTTCTTTGTATTGTAAAGCCCCATTAATATAAACATTCATACATACACTACCCGGAACTGGTAAAATAAAAGTTTGTTGGCTTACTGCAAACCCGGGTGTAGTGCCAATTATTCCATCCATAATACTTACAATAATAGCAAGTGTTGGTTTATTTTTTATATAGTCATCTTGAGTATTATCATTTTGATTCCAATCAGATTGAACATTTACTTCGGCATTTTCTGCAATTCCTGCTAATTTACTAACCGCGGTATTGTCGTAATCATTTGAACTCAATCCTTTACCTACAATTTTATCAACTTTATTTGCGTAAAGCTCGGTAAAATTTGCATTAGTTTCAATAAACGCCGTTCTTAACGGGTCGCCTAATCCATCGTTAGGCATTGAAGTATTTATAATTTGCTGTGCCATTTTAATACCAAGGGATTAAATTAGTAGTCGGTTTGTTTAATTCAATTTGTCCATACTCTGGAATATTGATAGTTTTCATAAACTCATAAAAATTAGTTTCATAGCTAATTGCAATACTTTCATAATTTTTACCTAGCGTGTTTACTTCGCTTGGTGTTGCATTAGTTGAATTTTCGGCATTTATTTTATAAGTTCCTAAATTATTTACTTTCGTTGTATTTAATGCAAGATATGTACTTGCTGAAAAGAAAGCCAACATATAAACTACATAATCGTTATAAATAGTTAAATAATCACCTGTTAAAGTTTCTAAATCTGTATAAATTTTATCATATAAATCTTTGCCCAATATCCTTTTTATATGAGTAGTTTGGGCTACATTAATTGACGGTTTCAAATTATCAATGTCAATATTTCCATTAAATCCTGTTAATACTGAAATATCATTCGGCTGTAAAAATAGTTTTATCATTGTGCTGTTGTTATTTCTGTCTCCTCTTCAAAATCTTTAAAATCCAATTTTATCGAAGTATCTATTAAATTAAATATGCTTCCTAATCCATTTAAAATAACCTCCCGTATTGGATTAATATGTCTACGATACAATCCTTTTGTAGCTACTGCGATTTCATCTGCATTGCTCGAAAATCCACTGCCTTGATTGCTTCCGCTAAATAATATTGGAGGCGCGCTATGAGCAACTATTAATTTTCTTTCTGCTTCCTCGCTAAAAAATACATTTTGCTGATTTAATTCTGGAGGGTGCAATTGGTCAACTGTAACAGACTCCTCCGCACCCTCGTTAAACGAAACTATAACCGCACTTTGATTATCAGTACCCACAACTTTTTCACGCACATTTTTAGCTTGTTCTTTTGCTACTTTGTCATCTTCAATCCTGCCGTTATTGTAATTAATAACCGTTAATGCTGTCATTGCATTTTTAAAATGCTGTTTACCAGAATTTGCCAATTCGCCCTCAACCTGCGCCCAAGGTATTCCGCTTAAATAATCAGGAATAGGAAAAAATGGCTCGGCTGTCGGTCGGCGTACCATTAAAACTTCTAAATCATTACCTTTATATTCGCCTGTAAATTTTGGATAAAGAGTAGGTTTAAATCGATATCTATTAATCCAATCCCACGAATACCAAAATCCATCTACTTCAATAGTATCAGGATTATAATTTATCCCTAATTTATAGACTGGTATGTATTCAATTTTTAATGGTTTTTGTGCTTTGCTCCAAATAACTTGACACGAAAAACCGCCATAAATTTTATAATCTTGACAAATTAATAAAACATCTTCTTTTGATATGTATTTAGACAAATCTTGTCCGTTAACATCCATTAAACCTTCGCCATAGATATAATTTACAAAGGCATTTATGATACTTGCATTGGTTGGCGAGTCATCATAGGCATCTTTATAAGTTCTAAAATTTATATTATTTTCGCCATTCGTTACCCATTTACGCCCATAAATTGGCTTAACATCAATAGGTTGGAATTTACTCATTTTCATTTCGCTTGAAAATGCATAAACTTTATTATTTGAACTCAAAGCGGCTGTTGGTTTGGCTTCCATAGTTGTAATTTTGTATATCAGTACCCATATCGAGTACTATTAATTTTCCTAAATAAACAATTTCGCCATTATTTTTAAGCGTAATTTCATATTTATTTTGCGTTTTAAAATCAGTAGGAACAATTGGGATAGTAATGTTTAATTTATCATCAATTGTATATGTAAAATTTGGCGTTAAAATAACGTCAGTCATTTCATTACGTAAAGATAAAGATAATTCGTCACTACTAAATGGAAATATTCTCGGAATTAGTGAAAAAATAAGTTCAGAATCTAAAAAAAGTACTTTCATTTTTTATTTTTTATAAAAAAAGCCAACCTTTAACGATTGGCTTTTAGTTTCTAATTCAAAACATTATACGTAAGGCATTAAAGCTGCAGTATATTCAACAATTGCTGGGGCTGTAAGCAAATATTCACGTGAAAAACTTGGCTCTTCCGTGTGAAGTGTTGCAGTATATCCGTTCAAATCTCCAATTGCGCCGCCTGTTTGGTCTGTTACTGTAATAAATTGGCCTCCAATTTGAGAACCTGCTACTACTATTGTACCGTCTTTTTTCTCAATGAATACAACCACTTCGCCTTTCATTATTTCTTTAATGAATTTAGCAGTATCAATATCTCCACCAACTGGAACGTTAAACACACAAGGTAAATCCCCCATTACTGATACGCTTCTATTATCTCCCCCTGCCGTTGCAGTTTCAAGATAATTAGAAGTTGTATTTTTCAATTCGACACGCGCTATTGATAAAGCAGGAAATTGGGTAGCAATAGACACAACTCCTGTTGCTGTTGTAGCAACACGATTAGAGGAACTATATACTCCGATACCTATCGCTAAAACTCCTGCCATTCCTCCGAAGCAAGGTAATTTTCTACTTTTTGTAAGTGTTACACAACTCATAAAATTTAAGTTTTAAAAGGGCGATATTTCACGCCCTTGTTAATATCTACTATCCTCCGTAAAGAGTAATGTATCTTTGGTTAGTTACCCAAGTCGCTAATGTTTGAACATTTTTAACGTAACGCTGCATTGCGCCGTTTGCTACTTCGCCAATGTTTAAGGTACTCATATCTGAAACCAAATCCATAAGCACTTTCAAATATCTTGGATCTGTCAAAATTCTAAAACCTACTAATGGCACGAATTTAATTTCAATACCGTTATAAGATATTTTTTCGGAAACTCCAGAACCTTCAACTAAAAAGTTAATGTTTGAAGCTGCCCCAACTGCATTATTAGCAATTTTAATCAATTGACGATCTCCAAGTGGCGCATAAATCAAAGGTACATTTGTAACGTTGTTTACTACTTTACTCGGTGCTGCTGCATAAAGTTTACCATATTCCGCTGCAATTGTAGCACTTGTTACAGCTGCAATAGAAAGCACTTTTTTATAATCCCCCAAACCTGCACCCGGTGTTGCTTTTGATTGTGAAGCATTGTGTAAGATAGTGGCAGGGATTGAATTAATCAAATTAACTGGCATTGCTGCTGCTAATGTTTGAGCACCTGCTGAAATTGAACCTTGTGGCGCTCCCGGAACTAATGCAGCAATCAAAACTTTTTGAGCTGCTGTTGCTCCGTCCCAAATCATTGACTCCAAAGATTCTCCAATTGCTGGGGTTACTTGTTGCAATACTGCGTTATCAAATTCGTTTGAAATTCTATTAAATGCTCCCGCTTGCATTGATTTTTCGAAACGAGTGTCTAATAGAGTTGACTCGTCAACAATATCAGAAAACTCAATAGAAGTTAAAGATACTGCGGTTCTTTGTGCTGCCAAATCAATTGTTCCGTCTGCTGTAACTCCTGCACTTGTAGCGGCTTTTGCTGTTACTGTTGCTTTGCTTTCATAAACTTCTGTACCTGATTTGTGACCCTCTTGAATGTCTACAATTCTGTCTCTGAAAGTCAAAGAGTCTTGATAAAGCTCTTGTTGGATTTCAGCTAATTCGCTTTGTGGTAACTTTGTACCTGTAAATGTTACTGCCATTTGTTTATTTTTTTAATTTGTTTTGTTATCGTTTTTTTTCTTTGTTAAATTGCAATCTTTCAAAATTACTCATTTGCTCGTAAGTTTTTACAACTTCAATAGGAGCGTTTTTGATTGGGGCTGCTGCTGGAGTTTCTGCTTTGAATTTTTCAAAAGAGGCTATAACGGATTCTTTTTCGCTTTTCATTGTTTCTAATTCCGTTTCGCTTTTTACTTTTTCGGCTTCGATTTCTGCTAATTTAGCTTCAAGTTCTGCCACTTTAGCTTTTAGCATTTCGTTTTCAGCTTCTAAATCTTTTGGAGGCTCAACTGGCGGCATATCTTCTGCCATTTTAGCTGCTTCTTCGGCCGCTATTTCCTCTGGTGTTTTTTCAACTGGAGCAACATCAGAAGCAAATACTTCTTTAATTGCCTCAATTACTTTTTCTAGTTTACTCATTTTTATATTTGTTTTTTGTTCACTTAATTCAAAGCCTGACATTTCAACAGATAGCCCATCTAAATTGCCGTCTTTCACTTGTTGCCAAACCTCATCATTTTCAATCTTGTAACCCATTACCCAATCGCCTTTTTTTGTTTCCAATCCTAATTCTTTTGACTTATCAAAATCAGGATTGTTAACTATCCAAGATTCAAAAGGAAAAATTCCATTTGCATTTTCATCTTGGTGGTTTATATTGGTATTGGAATTACCGTTTTGTTTAAAATAATTTTGTTGCAACATTTCAACGGTCGCATCGGAATAAAATACTAATGCAGGTTCTCCGTTTATATTTTTTCTTGGAATTTCCATATTTGGTCGCATTGCAACCGAATAGATAATTCTTTTTTCCTCATTCAAAAAATATAATGGTTTTTCTTCTGCCGAAAATTTCATTAGAGTAGCTTCTACGGCTGGGTCTTTAACCAAAGACACGCGAAACACTCCTTTTTTTTCTCCTTGAAAAATTATTTCATATACTTTCATACATCAAAAATAATATACTTTTGCTTTGATAAAATAATTATAAACTATTTAGTAAATTATAGTTTACTTTTTTGTAAATTTGTTAAAAAAAATATGGAAAAAGCAATTTTAAAACAATTGATAGTTTACTCTGGAATGTCACAAAAAATGATTTCAATAAGAAGTGGTGTTTCTGAAACTCAAATTAGTAGATATTTACATAAAAGCACGCCCTCACTATTTACATTAAAAAAGATAGCAAAGGCGTGTGGATGTGAAATTGTTTTGAGTCTTAAAAAGAATTAGCGACTATTTTCTTTTTACTTAAATCTTGTGCTTTTGTCATGGAACTTTCAACTACAAACGCTTCTATTTTTGGCGTTGTTGTTTGCGCTGCTGAAATTGTTGTAGCTATTTGATTTTCGCTTGATGCTTGGAATGAAACCTGCGGAGCTGCTGAACCTGCACGACCTCCGCTCGGAATATTTCCTGCGCTTGGAGCAGAACCTCCTCCAACTGCTTGCAACGCTTTTGAAGTATTAGCAATAATCGAAGCTGCCCCTAATGCTCCAGTAGCAATATGAACGCCACTCCACGGCATACCAAAAGTTAAAGGACTTGCTGCGTTATCTTTTCCAACCGCTTCAACTGTATTAACTGCTAATTTTCCTAATGCTACCCCGCTTTCTGCGACTATAATTCCTTTTTGAACTGCTTTGTTTTTACCAAATAAATCTTTAGCCGCATTAAGTCCAGCGCTTCCAAGTGCTTTTAAACTATCTTGTTCTGATTGCTTTAATGCTAATTGAGCATCTGAAATAGCTTTTTGATTTTCATAATTAGCTTTTAATCTATCGGATTCATTTTGCCCATCTTGTTCGTCTTTTTCAGCCTGATTTTCTTTTCTTAAATTAGCTTCATTTTGAATATCTGAAGCAACTTGTAACTGTTCTTGATTCAAATCATAAGCCGCTTGTATTTCTGCTTTTCTTTTTTCTTCCGCTTCTTTTTTAGCATCTGAAATAGCCTTTTCTCGTCTTTTTTTAGCCTCTTCCGCTGCTTTTTTTGCATTTTCTTGTGCTATTTTTCTTGACTCATCGCCACGGCTGTATTCAATCGCTGCTAATTCTCTGTTTAATTCTGCCGCTAATGCTTTTTGATTTGCTCCATCTTCTTTTATCGCTTCGCTATATTTGTTTTTAGCTTCAATTTTTTGCTTTGTAAATTCATCCAATTGGCTCGCGTGTTCCGATAAGAATTTTTTATTCAAAGATAATGAAGCATCGGCACTTGCTTTTAGCCTATCTTGTGCGCGACCTGCTTCACTTGTCACTCCTACAAAATCAGTAACTGCATTTACAATCGACATAACGGTATCGGCAATTCCTGACAATCCCGGTATAAGATTAAAAGCAGCTTTTTTAATTGAATCGAAATTTTGAACTATTGCCACTAATCCAATAACTAAAGCTCCTATCCCTGTGGCTATAATTGCGCCTTTTAATAATTTAAAACTTATTGATGTTGCATCTACTGCGCCTCCAAATAATGCCATTACTCCCGCGCTTACCGTTGTAGCTGCTGTATTGGCTGTGGTTACTATTGTTGAGCTTGCTATAACTGTTTTTAAGGTTTTCCATTGGTCACCCAAATCACTTAAACCGCTAATCGCCTGGCTAAATGCCATTGCGGCCTGAACTTTTAATAATGCTTTTTCAGTGTCCGCGCTTTGATTACCAAATAAAGCCATTCCGCTAACGAGTCCGCTTGTTGCCGTTGCTGCTATTTGGGTTGCCGCTCCGAGTGCTTTGAATTTTTGGTCAGGATTAAAATTATCTACTAAATCCTTTGAGAATTGCATTTGGTCTTTTAAATCAGCTACTTTTTTTGCAGCTATAACCGCTTCTTTTGAAGTTTCGCCATAAGTTTGAGCGACTTTCATTAACTCTTGATTAGCTTCTCTTAATTGCGTTTTAAAAGTCTTTAATCCCTCATTTTGCTTTTTGGTTTGAGTATCATTAGCAGCCTGACTATCTGTAACATTATCAACCGCTCCAGCTAAAGCATTAACTTCTCTACCTGTTTCGTCTGCGTTGGTTTCGTACGTTAATCTTATTTTTTGTTCGATGTTATTTTCGTCAGCCATTTTTAAAAGTTTAATAAAGTTAATGATGTTTTTCCAGTCGTAATATCAATTTGAGCATCCAAAATAGTGAATCTATTTTCCATAACTACTATATCATTTTGAAGTCTAAAACCTGTCGGAGTAGCTCCATTTCCTTGTCCTGTTGTTGCTTCATTTAAATACATTTCTGAACTTGGTAAAGTTAGTTTAAATGATTGTGATAATACGTTAGGATTTAATAATCTTGCAATTTGAGAATTATAATATTTTGAATATAAATTTATTGGATATGATACTCCAAGATTTACCAAAATAGAAAATGCAGCACTTTGATTTAATTTGCTCCACGGCGTTACCTTCATATAAGAAGTTAACTTTGTATTTATTAAACTACCGATATAATTTGTCGAGCGATAACCTAAATTTTTAGATAGCGCCGTATTTCCGTCGTTATAAAAAATAGTCAGTTCGTCAAAGTTTGGATTATATCTTGTTTCGCCTGATTCGTTAATAGTTGGCGAATCTGAATTAAAACCATAGGCGGTTATTATATCAGCAGTACCAACAATTGTAACTGGAGGTATAATTGAGAATGATGTTTCAACTTTAAACTCTTTTGGATTACTTGGTTTAACCGATGGGTTTGTCAATTGTCCATATTCCAATCCTGCTGCCTGTAAATAATCTACATTACTTTTATATTTTGAGGTAGCGTGTTTAAAATTATAATAATTGTATTCACTGGGTGTGCTTTTTGTAAATTCTGCAACGTCAACAAAAGGTGTATAATCAATTTCACGTTTTGAATATTCTAAACCGCTTGTTTGAATATCCTCTGGAGTTAACCAAAATAAATTCTCATTATTTGGCGAAGTATCAAAAACAGAAATATTAAACATTTTAAAATATGATTGTAAAAAGTCAACAACTTTTGTTTTTGGTAGTGATTTTATCAAGTCAACTCTTTGAGATCCTAAATCTGAACTATTGTTATTTATAGCACTTTGATATAAATAAGTAGCATATTCTTTTGAATTTAGCCATCCAGTTTTACCGTCATAATATTTGAACTCAACTAAATAAGTGCAATTTGTCCACGATGTAGGTTGATTAAATTGTGCGTAACATTGAAACTCTACTTCATTTGCTATAAAAAAAGTGTCGTTTATTTGAAGCGAACAATTAAAAGAAGTTCCGTCTAATGTAAATTGTCCACCTATTAACGTTTCGTTTGTTCCTTTTCGTTTAATTTGAATATTAACAATTGGATTTGATTGGTCGCCAGTTACTACAACCCCAGTAAAATTAATTTTAAATGTGAAAAACTTTGTATATTCGCTTTCATTTGGAAATGGCGAAGCTCTTTTTGTTACTTTAAAACTTGAATCAATTAAATTATTAGATACGGTATATTTTTTAGGGTCTGGAATACCTCCCTCGTTTTTAGAATTAATCCAAAATAAACCGCTAAATACACTTTTAATAGTTAACAACGTCAAAGCCTCATTAAACATTTTTTCGCCTGTACACCATATCATTAAATCTTTATATTCTGAACGGTTATCTAATGGCGCTATAACTTGCAAAGAATATTTTTTCTTTATCAGTTCAATAATTGTACTAAAAGAAATACAAGGTCTTAATTCACTCGATAATATTAAATTATTTGAAGTCGGCAATACTAATGAATCCCATGAAATGTTATCTTTTGCACCACTCCCAATATTTTCGTCAACTTGCCAAACTCTATTATTTGAAATTAACGGGACAAAGTAAGATATTGGCACGGTGTCTATAACCGTGTTTGTCGCTCCGTTTATTAAAGTTTCAACGTTCTTATATGTCCAATCAATAATACATGTATCGCTTGTTAAATCTGTTAAATAGTCATCGCCAATCCTATCCTTTAAATTTGTCATTGATGTTGTAAAACCACCTGTAAAATCTAATGGGGTATTATTTTTATATTTCAAATCTGACAATTGAACAAAACCCGTTAGGTTTAAAATCCCATCAGTATAAACTTTGCACGGGAATTTATTTTCCTCATTTATTTTTATCACATCAGTATCGCCAAAGAAACCAAAAGCCATTCTATTTTTTGGAGTTGCAGGAAATACAAATGATAAAGAATAAGGCGAAAATATTTTTGATATATCTTGCAAATCTTTGGAAGTGTATTTCATAATAATTGACTCATTTTTATACAAGTCTAATTTTACAAAATTCAAACCATCTTGTGAAACAAAAACTTCGGTTAATTGTGTCATTTATCGAATGCTTAAAAGTTTATTATTTGTCTCGTCAAATTTAATATTATAATCAATTGCTACTTTATCGTTAATTCGTGTTTTACGAATAAAATCAGTATCACTAACCATTACGGGTATCTGTTGATGTGTTTTATATTTACCTAAACTTTCTACTGTTGTAGTCTGACTATCTACCGTAATTGTTGTGTCGTCTGATGTAATATATGTATTATCAACTGTAATCCCTATTGTGGTTGTGGTTTGGTAATCTCCTTTAAATTTAATTAAATAAACCTTTGGGCTGTAAACAATTTCCTCAATAATAGATATCATATCATCGGTCAAAGAACCTGTATTTATTATATACGATTGCTCTACATTTAATCCATTTTGTTGTTTAGAATGAATATAAGTATTATCGATTTGAGAAGGGTCACGGAATCCGTTATTTGATATTTCTCGGTCAACTTTTGAGTTAACCGTTACTTTACCAAAACTCGTAAACATTTCCCATAAACCTAACTTATTTAAAAACACAATCAATGTCGTTTCTTTTGCACATCGAATCCAAGGCGATACGGGAACTACATCAGTAACCGTTATCATGTTAGAAGTATTTGCCACATCTATTGAGTTAGTTAAATTAAATGATTGTGATATATAATTATGAATATCGTTATCGTAATATTTATTTGAAGCGTCTAAAAATCCATTACTTCCATAATTTGATATTCCATTATTACCTATTGCATTTTGTTCATAATTCCAACGATAACCCAAAGTAGCAAAATTAGTATGGTAATTTGTTCTAACTGTTCCTGCTGTTGAGGTAATATCGATAACAACCTGCCAAAAAACACCCTGATTTGCAATAGCAGGATTAACTAATTCATTGTATGCAAACTGTGGATTGATAAAAGGTTTGATTAAATCGGCTATTTGAAAATTGATATAGTCATCATTTGCTGAAACTTTATCTTTGAATAATGTAAAATTTGCAGCTCCTAAAACCGCATCTTGTTCACCATTCCAAATCCATAAATATACGGTCGCACTTAATATTGAACTATCTTGTAATGAATTTTGAACTCTTAAATGAATCGGACTATTTGCAAAATAAATACGGTTTTCGTTATTTATAATTGTTCTATCTAATATCGGTAAGGTTGTAGGTGCTGCCATTATTTATTTTTAAAAGGTGCATTAATCACATCATTAATATTTTTTATAATCTTTGCTGTTGTTTCTGGTATCATTTCTTGCATTGTAATTAATAAAGCATTTTTCTCTCCACCTTCCTGTCCTGCTGGATAATTAAAAGCGCCGTAATACATTTGGTACATCGTCAATGTAGTGTCAGGGTCAACACGCTTATTCATTTCATCTTGTAAACGGCCTGTATCTCTTCGGCTTCTTGGAATAGCTACTTCCAGAATATCATCACCTAATTTAATTAATTCGGCTTTAATAATCCTATCGCTTTGTAATTGTTCTTTACTTCTCCTTTTCGCCATCTTTACGTTTATTTCTTACCGATGCTATCAATGCTTTAATATTATTAGTTGAATTTCTTAAAGCAACCGCAACGGCTTTTCTTTGTGTTGTCCTACCTTGTTTTGTTTTTCCAACTTCATACGTATCGCCTCCTAATTTAGTATAAACAATTTTCCAAGCTACACCGTTTGGCATTAATTGATTTGCGTATTTTTCTAATAATGAATTCTCATTCCATTGTCCGTAATACAATTCACGAAATATAACAACATCACGAACATATGTATAAGCAATCGACTTTTTAAGAGAACCTTGGTCGACGTGAGCTGTGCTCTTTGCTTTATTTACAATAGTTTGCGCAATCGCTCTTATTTCAATTTCACTTAACACGACCGACCTAAATTTGGAATTGACAAATCAATAGTAAACACAAATCCATCTAATCCCGCGCGACTCCAATTATTCAACTTTCTTAATTTGGTTATTGTTTCAATTTCAATATTAAAATCATTATTTTGATTTTGTAAAACATTTATGAATCTTTGGCAAATCGAGTGCGTTTCATTTAAATTATCTAAATAATTCGTGTCGTTTAATAATTTTGAATCAGTAACAACTGGTTTAATATCTCTTTGTTGAACTGCTGTTATCTCAAATGAAACTATTACAATATCGCCATTAACATCCGATTGCTTTAAATCAATATTAATCAATGGGTATATATTTTCTTTATTACCGTCAATCTCTTGAGTAGGCACAATAGAAATGGTATTCACAATATTGTTGCTTTGAAAATGAGATATAATCCAATTGTTAATAAGTGTTAATTCGTTCATTTTATTTTATATTTTCAACATATTTTTTTCTTAATAAATATTCGCCCTGGAACAAATAACGTTCTAAATCCCAATTCATAACCTCATCAAACTTTAAAAAATCGCCTTGACAAAGTAGGTACGTTATTTCCATATAACCGCCATAATGTTTAGAAAATTCCTCACGCTCTATACTTCCTTGTGTAACTGCTCCGCTATTGGGTGTAAACGGCGGGTTGTAAATATATGGATGTCGCTCTTTAATCTCACCCGAGCGACTAGAAAAAGGTTAATAACATATTCGGCTTGTGCGTATGTTATTTTATTCCAATTTATCCTTTGCCAAACATATTTTGGTTTAATTAATAATTTTAATAAGTTAACCGTGTCTTTATCTGTTAAATAAGTATCGGCATCTATAAACTCGTGTGCTTTATGAAAATTATAATCGATAACAAAATTATGCTTAACATCTATATTGGTTTGTAATGCCAATGCAAACTCTTCTAAACTATCAGGATTGAACATTTTTTGAACTACATAAGCAACAAATGCATCGTCATTTTCTTTACCCTCTATTGCTTTTGAAAATTCAATAAATTTTAAGTACGGTATATCATTTTTGCTTTTATACTTCATATTAATTTTGATAAAAATACAACGCTTGTAACCATCCGTCTATAAAATCAATATCGCCAAATAATTCTTTAAATACTTTTTCGGAATTGATTTCTTTTTTTTCAATTAATCTATATTCATTTGATAAAAAATGAAATTTAGATTTTAAAAACAACCTTTGTTCATGCTTACCAAGACTTGTGCCTAAGGGTAAATTTATTTTTTCTTTTGCCATAACTTTATATTTGTTTCAAATTTAATGAATTAAAGAATAACTTGGGAAGTTTTTTCTTTTATTTTATGTATGATAGCATAACGAGCCGCATCGATTGCATGATTAAAAGCATCTATTGGCTCATCTTGCTTTTTATCAGACCAACGATAATTATTTAATTCATTAATTAAATTGACTGAGTCAGGGTCAACTATTAATTCATAATCTAAAATAACATTTATTGAATCGGTTATTTTTGGCTTGTCACAAGATTTTATATTTAATCCTTTTCGATACAATCCTGTTATAAACATCGGTACTGCACTATCGCACCATATACGATTTTTACCAACCTCATCTTTAATATCATTATAAATATTTGTTTCTGTTTGCCCTGTTTTATAATAACATTCTTTAAGATAAATTTTTCTACGTTTTTTATCTACGTTAATTTTTACTAATGTAGTCGGGTCGTTAAATCCTTGATCCATTCCATAAACGTTTAAATAATCGCTATCTATAAAATTACCAATTGTATAATCAAATATAACTCCTTCGGCACTATCTCTGAAACCTCCTAAAATTGTATTCTTATAATTTTTATATTCTCGAATTGTTTTTTTTGGAAGCTGTGTGCGCTCTTCCAGTGACAAACTTAAATAATAGTCATAAACTTTTCTTAAGCGTTCATATTCATTCCAGTTATGCAAAGCCATATTCTCTTTTCCGTTGTCTAAATAAGTTGTGTGAATGTACAAAACATTACCTATTATCCCATTAAAACCCTCTGGGACTTTTTCGTAAAACTCTTTATATATCCAATGATTTTTAGTAGGCGGATTGAATGATATAATCGATAAACATTGCACATCATTCGCTCTTATAGAACGTTTAATTTTTTCCCAATCATCATAACCCGTCAATTCCTCTCCCTCGTCAGTTATAAACATAGAATAATCCTCTAACGACTTTAATTTTGCCGTTTGAGTTCCTACACTTGTTTTTTGTCCTGTGATTGAAATTTTACCTTTGCCGTTTTTAACTTTGTAGTTATTATTTGCAAACTCAAAAAAAGAATCGATTTTAAGAAGTTCTAAACGATTATCTAACGCTTGAGTAATACTATTGTCAGTAGATGACATTGTTTGTCTTGTAAATAGTATTCTGTGGTTAAATTGAGCAGCTCCAATTCCAACAAAACAACCTAATGAAAATGTTTTTCCACTGTCACGTTATCGACCCCCGCTAATAAGAACAGTATCTATGTTCCTAAGTGCGGGGGAATTTTCAAGTAATAAATTAAAAAGAGGTTCGTATTTTTCAGAAAATTCAACATCCATTATTCTTTCTTTTTAAATATAATATTTGGTTTTTCTGATATTTGCACCTGACCTGTGTAATCAATCGCCTTAAGTGTAGGCAAACAAAATTTTGCCATATCTAAAGTATACTTAACTCTTTCGGCTGGTAGTAATGCATCCATATCAGCTTGCAATCCTTCTAAATTGTTTTCAACTATCAATTTAAACATATCACGAATCTCGGCAGTTACTTTATTTGTAGTGCCTTTTACTCTACCTCCTAACTTTGGTTCTCCCTTTGGTCTTGCCATACTATGTAAATACTATTTTAGTATTAAAATAATTTTCCTTTACTTCCCAATAATTTTATAACATTTGGATTATTATCATAATGCATATTAATTCCTAATGCTATAATTTTCTTTATTTTATTTGAATTGCTACCAGTTGCATAAACTCTATTTGGATTAATTCCTAAAGCTTTTGCTTTTGATAAAGTGCCACTTTGCAAATGTCTTGCTGAAATAATATAAACATCATTTCCTTTATCAATTAATTGTTTTGCTAAATCAAAACCTTTTGCAGTTGATAAAACCCCATCATAATCAAAACTAATTTTTGTATTAGCAAAATTCATTGTGCAAATTGCTAATCTTTGTTCGTTGTCATATTCCGATACCATAACCTCATCACTCATACATCTTTCAATGAATTGTGATTTGTTTTCTTTTTCGGTTGGTTTAGGTACTGGCATAATATTTAGATTTAAAAAAAACCGCTATTTCATTCACAATCCATAGCGGTAAAAATTATAGTTAATTATGAAATATCAAAGATAGTGATTATTTTAATTGTTTAATCGCAAAATTTGCATAATCTATTATTTTTTGATAATCTTCTTTATCACTTCCTTTTTTTCGCCAATTATATTTATCAATATTTCCTTTGCAAAATGCTAAAATTTCATCTTGTGTGCAATTAGCTTCCATTCTTTCAAATGTATCTATTCCTATTTGGTATTGAATTGGTTTCATAATATTGATTTTTTTAATTGTCTATACTCTTTATTTCCTGCCCACCATTTTTTATTAATAACTTTTATTCGTTCTTTATTCTTTGCTCGATATTCTCGCATATATGCTGCGTGTTGTTCTGGGGGTTTCATATAAATATATTTTTAAATTGTTCCAAACTCCTAATCAAATAATATTCAAATCCTAATGCAGTAACCACGTTTTCAAAGTCTTTTTGTTTATCGCTTTGGATTCCTTTTTCAACTTTTACTTCCACAAATATAGTTTTTGCGTTTGGCATTAAAATTATCAAATCAGAAACGCCAGCCATTTGACCAGTAGCTTTTAATGTTTTAGCTTCTAAAATGTGTCTTGAGCCACCGTTCGGAACTGAAAAGATTAATCCAAGTCCTTTAATTTGGTAGTTGTTTTTATACCAAATAATAATCTGTTGTTGTAATTGGTTTTCTGTCATAATTTTAAAAAAGGTAACAAAGTTACGTTTATATTGAGTTAACTAATTGATTTTTAAGGTTGTTACCTTTTTTGCTATTTTTTGCTTTTGAGAGTATAAATAAAATATAATAATTCATAATATGTGTAATATATGTAAAATGAAATATTATATATAGTTTATTTAATAATTTTAGGTAACAAAGGTCACAACTATGATTATCAATACTTTATGAGGTAACAAAAAGGTAACAAAAAGGTAACTTTTATTAAAAAAGGTTACAAAAAGTGCTCATTTGTGCTATTATTATTACTTTCGTATTTTTCAAAAAGCTCAAATCCTTTCTTTGTTTCTCCATTATATCGATGCACCTTGTATTCGATTTTATTTTTTACAAATATATCTTTAATATCATATTTTGAAGGTTTTACTAAAAGTTTACCTGTCATAATATTTAAAACTTCGCCTTTATTTAGAATGATTCTTTCTGTAAATTTAGAATTATATTCAAATGAAAAGTGATTAAAAAACAATTCCTCGAAAGGCATAATTTCAAGATTTGAACCTGTATTTTGACTTAAATAATCAACATCTTCAGAATTGTAAATCTTCCAGTCAAAATCATCACGCCATAATTTAAAAACTTCACGCCATAAATCATCTGTATTAATTTTAATCATCGAATCATAATCTATCCTTTCCACATTAATGGGTAAAATACGCCTATTTCCGGTAACATCTTTTAATATATCACTCTCATTACTTGTACCGCATAAAGATGCTTTACGTTTCATTTTTGAGTAAAAAGCCGAATAAGGCAATCTTATATCAATCTGGTTCGCATCGGCTATTTTCTTGAAGTCTTTTACGTCTTTTGTTGCTAATCCTCCAAACTCATCGTCAAGAACCAACAACCCTTTTACCAAGTTGTAAACACTATCTTTGTCTTTCGCATCAATACGATGCTCTATAAGATACTTTCTTAACTCTTTTGGTAATAAGTTACGAAAAAAAGAAGTCTTTCCTGTTCCTTGTTTTTGACCGCATAAAACTAAAGTAAGTGGAGAAACTTTTGTTTCGTGGTGTGGACTAATCCAGTTATGAACCGAACCAACCAGCCATTTTTTAAACGCCCAACGATTATAATTTGATTGAGGATAAATGCAGTCTGCGTACTTTTCAATATTTCCAGTTTCAAATTCTTTTATACTAAAAAATTCATTCAATGGATTTATAGTTGGTGTTGCTTCCGAATTAATCATATCCCGAACATCGGACTTATTCACGTTAAAATCAAGACAATTTTTTGCTGAAAAATAAATGGAGTTTAATTTAACATCGTCCAAAACCTTTTCGTTTATAAAAATTTCATTTGTGATTGAGTCTCGAAAAGGTTTGTAATTTTCAAGTATAAAATTTTTAAGCTGGTTTACTTCTGTTTCTTCGCTTTCGATTTGGAAATCAATTTTAGAATCAATTATACTTTGTATCAATTCATCTTTTGGAGCATCTAATTTAAGCACTTCTACAACGTGCCTTTTTACGCTTTCAATAGTTGGCGTGCCTTGTGTTTTTTGGAGCGCAACAGTAGCAATAGTTTTCTTTGTGATATTGGAATAAACTTCAATTCCAGCGTCTTTAACATAATGGTAAAATGTACCAATAGTAATATTACCCGGCTTGCAAAAGTTTTTATAATGTTTTTCAATATCTCTTTCGTTGTACTTGTTTCCATTTTGGCAAATAGCTTTAAAATAATTTAAACCGGAATCGCCAAACCTTGAACCGATAGCAAAACCAATATCGCAATATCTTTTATAATCATCCTCACATAAATCAATACCTTTTAATTTATCGATAATATCACTAAAATCATCCTGCACAAAAACAAACTCCTGTTTTTTAGGTTTAACTATTTTTGTCTTTGCAATAAACTTTAATGCTTTTTCATTATGAAAAATGTATGGGTCGTATGATAAAAAGCGAAGTCTATTTTTATTTTTACAACTTTGGTCAATCATAATATTAAAATTATCCCAATAGTATTGACCAAGTTCGTTAAACGATTCAAGAAACTTGTTGGAATTAATCTTTATGAACACGCATAACCCATCGCCACCAAAAGAACGGTGCGAAACAAAAGTGTATTTATCATCATTGATTTTATTGAGTAGTTGTAAATCTACATCTTCATCAATATCAATTACAATTAAACCGTTTAGTTCTAAAATATTACTTTCGGCTTTTGTTCCTTGGTTCATTATTGCGGAACCAGTAATGCAAGGCATTTGGTTTTTTAGTTCCTTATATCTTAACGGCTCTTTTTTTAAAGCTCTTGCTGTTAAAACTAAATCTTGATATTTGCCTAATTTTATTAAATCAATATAATCTGATAAATCAATATCGGTTTTATTAAGGTCTTTTATATTTTGGTATAGACTAAATTTCATATTTTTTAATTTTGGTTTCGGTTAATATTTTATCGCAAAATGTATCATATCTTAAATGCTTTCCATCTTTTAAAATTGAGCGAAGTACAGAAAGGTATATTGAAAATAAATGCTTTTTAAATCGCTGTCGAAAACTTCCATTCCTTTCGTGCCATTCAAAATCTTTTAAAGGAATATCAAATTTACAAAGAAAAACTATCCATTTTTCTTTTAATATCTTTAAAGCCTGATATTTAGAATGACCCTTAATAATATGAAAGTTTAAATCTAAAGTTGGAATAATTGGATCGTTCTTTTTACCTTTTATTTCAAAAAGTTTTTGTTCTAACTCTTCCGGCTTTTCTTTAACTTCAATTTCTGCTCCACAATTTGGACAAATTTTGTCCTTTTTTTCAAAAGTATAACCGCATTCATCACATTCGTACATATCTTTTAAATATGATTTACGTTGTTTGTCAAAAAATATTTTTCTCCAATCCCTGTCAAATGAGAATATCCCATGTTCTTCATTATTATTACCGCCATCGATTAAAAGGAAATAAGGCTTTTCGATTTTTGATGTTTTACGTGCGCCACGCCCGGCAATTTGAATCCATAAAGAAAGGCTTTTAGTTGCCCTTGCCATTAAAATAACCTCAACATCACAAACATCAAAACCCTTTGTAAAACAACCTGTATTAATTAATAATGCGTCCGGTGTGGTTCTAAACCATTCTACAATATCATCACGCTCATTTGGAGAATTATTTACACTGTCGTATGTTTTTACATTTTTATCATTAAATAACTCGGCATAAATTCTATTCGTTTCTGTTGAAGATGTGAAAAGTAAAGTTTTTTTACCATCACATAGCTTGTCAAATGTTTTACGAAGTGCATTCATATAGTCTGAACTTTGGAAAACTTCTTTTAATGAAGATGCAGTAAACTCGCCACTTGCATCCGTTTTTAAACCACTTGAATCAAAATCGATATATTCGTTTTTTTCAGGTATTAAATATCCGTGTTCCATTAACCAGCTTATAGGCTTTCCGCAAACAATATCATCATACCATTGAGACATAGTTTCTACTTCGCTATATTCCTCATCAACTTTATTGCGTTTTAATCGTACCGGTGTAGCCGTAAAACCTATTCTTTTGCAATTAGGCAAAAATTCAAATAACTTATTAAACTCCCAAATGTGGCATTCGTCTATAACGCAATAATCAAACAAAGGCATTTTTTTACGTCTGTTCCATAAACTTTTTACCATTGCAACAATAATTTTGTTATTAGGTATTTTTTTATTTCCAGCTAAAATGCAACCGCAGTCTAAACCTTGTTTAGTAAATGTATCTACAGTTTGATTTACTAAATCTTCGCTATCGACAAGTATTAAAGTTTTGCTGTCTAAAATACGCACTAATTCAGTAAAAACAACTGTTTTGCCCCCTCCTGTACTTAATTGGCAACAAACAGAATCGACTTCTTTTAACTTTTGTAATATCTCATCAAGAAACTCTTTTTGATGTGGGTAAAGTAATTTTTTCATATTAAAAAACAAAAGCCTTAAAGTCCACGGCATCCACTCCGTTTCATTTAAGGCTTGTTTTCGGTTATTAACCAATGTCTTAATGTAGGTGGATGTTCTACAGCAACAAATATAACATTTTTATTTCGATTTACAAATAATTTTTCTATAAACTTTGTTTGCGAATTCAGAATTGCATCCACGTTTACGATAAAATTCTAAAACTCTTTTTATCCTGGTTAAGTCGCTTTGTTTTTTCATGATAACTTTTCAATATTTATATAATTTTCTTCTAATATTTCAGCAATTCTTTTAAACGTAACGTCTAATATATCTGAACTTGAAACATCTTTTTCTTCGATTAACCATCTAATTTCCTTTTTTAGATTAGACGATATTTCAAATAAACAATTATGCATATTTGAAGCATTGTTGAATAGATTGTATTCTCTTAAATCTTTATCGTTGTCTAAATCAAGTATTATTTTAACTTTTGCCATAATGTTTGTTATTATATGTTTTTACTCGTTTTTTGTACAAAATAATGTACATTATATGTTTTTACATATATTACAACTTCATCGGTATTGCAATAGGCAAAGTCCCATTATTAAGAATAACTCCGCATCCTATTGCAGGCTTTTTATAATGCCGACCATAAGCCATTGCGTATGATTTAACATCGATACCGCATCCAACTTGAAGCCCAAATACAATAAAATTTGCGCCAACAAGATAATCAGTATATAACTGTGTATGTAAATGCCCTTGTACTTGACTTTGTAACTCGCTTTTAATCCTATTTCGTGCTGTACCACCCTCGCCATGGTTGAAGTTGATACCAAAGATTTCAATGTTCTCTACAAAATCCCAACCCGAAGTGTTAAGCACATCCTTGTACTCTCTAATCCACTTTTTTGACACTCCCGAACTATAAGCCTTGCGATAAACTAATCTGTCGTGATTTCCAATGATAACCGTTGCTTTTGGAAATGTATGATACCAATCCGCAATCATATCAATCGCCCTATCCAATTCTTCTCCAGCACCGTAACCATCAGGGTCGCTTTCGTGATAACTTGAATAATGATTGTCTATAACATCACCTATAAAAATAACAGTTCCACAATCGTATAACTCCTGCTGTTCACGACAAAATTTTAAATAGCCACTTTTAGTAAATGGTGCGTGTAAATCGCCAATGACTAATATGTTATCAGGATTTCCATTTTGATAAACTTCAATAGCGTTATTTTTTTTAATTGGCTTGTGTTCTTTTTTTTCTTCAATTGGCAATCCAAAAACTCGAATTGTTGCAATGTGCTTTCTAAGTCTGTCTATTTCGTTTGCTGTTCCGTTAGGAAATAACTTTTTAGCAATATTTGTATTATTTGAATCTTTGTCTAAATGCTTTAATACTTCTGAATTATAGCGGTCGTATTTACTCATAAATTTTATTTTTATGTAAAAATAATATTAATATTTTACCCCATACTCGAAAAAATCGATTTTCTTTTTCAATTCTTTTGCTTTTTCTGGGTTAGTTTGGATTGCCTTTCTATATTCTTTTTGCCAGTCATCAGGGTTATCTGTTTTATAATCCTCACAATCAACTTTACCAAACTTTTTACAAGGATTTAGGCAGTGTTTGCAGATTACTAGCATTACATTTCTGGATCAAAACATTTACGCATCATTGTATTTACCTGATTACACAGTCCAGAAAAATAAGTAGTTTTCTGTACCGTATAAGTATCTTTACAATCGTTATTTAATAGCTCGCACATTTCTGTTAATTGGTTTTTCAATTCAATCATTCTTGGATTAGTTACTTTTAGATCGTCTAAATTTTCTAAAAGCAATTGCATTAATGCGTAAAATAAATGCATTTTAATAGATTTTTGTTTTGGTGTCATAATTAATTGTATTATTTATTTATAAATGAAAAAAAGTGTTCTATAATTGGTAATGTCCAACCGTCACCTAATAAACTACCTGCTTTTGCCTTGGATAAAATAGATGTATATCCATCAGGAAATCCCTGTAGACGTTCCATTTCAATTTGATTAACCGTTCTAACTTTCATATTTTCCAATACAAATAAATTATTATTACTCTCCATCAAACAAGGGCTTTTGCCTTTTGTAACGCGTCCACATCTTGTTTTTGAAGTTGGAAAAGATAAGTCTAAACAATCATTTTCGGTTAAAATATCAAATACTTTAGCGGTGTTTGTTTTTACTCTTATTTCGTTGTTTTGGATATAAACAATAGGACACATTCCAATCTTATCTCTATTTTTTAAATGGTTTTGAGATTTTTCAGAAAGTTCATTTTTGTATTGATTCTTTGAAACAATCCCCTCCAGGATACAAGTTGATTTTTCCCTTAAAACATACCCATCAGTAATAATGTCCTTAAACATTATTTTTCTATCTTTAGGCTCTGGAATATCTACAACCGTATCAAACATTGTTTGTTTTGTTTTTATATTGGTCCAGTAATAACGATCACGTAATTGAGCCGTTACCAAACTCGAATTAAAACGAACCGGATAAACTCCTAAAGCTCGGCTCATAATTCCAACGTCTAATTTAGGTGCGCTTCCTACATTTTCTTGAAAAAACAATACATTTGGATTTAATAATTTTATATGTTCTAAAATGTCAATAAAAACAAAAAACAAACTTGACTTTTTGCCGTTTATCCCGGCGCGCTTACCAGCAGCACTTAAATCCTGACAAGGCGACCCGCTTAATATCAAATCAATACTTTTCCAATCAATATCCCATTCACGCCAATTTAAAATATCCCCTAATTGAATTGTATCAGGGAAATGATGCTGTGTTAATTGAATTGCATAAGTTTTAATTTCGCTTGAATAATATTTTTTAACTTTAAACCCTTGGTTTTCTAAAGCCTGTCTACCCGTATTCATTCCGTTAAATAAACTAAGTACATTTAACTCCATAAGTTTCTTTCTTAAATTCCCTAAATTTCTCAAATAATTCCTCTCTACTTTCAATGTGATTTAATTTACTAGGCAATATAATCTCGGTTACTTTCCTTTCAAATATCAAAGTATCAATAATTAAATTTTGTTGTTCTGGTGAAATAATCAAAATTCTTTTACCGTTTCTATGCTCGCAAATAATACCCATTTTTGTAATTGTTCTGATAATTAATGCGGATTTAACTTTTAACGATTTTGCCAATTTTTTAACGTCTGTCATAACTTCGATTGAATAATTATACATTCGCGTTTTTTATAATTCCTAATCGTTTCTTCACAAATAAAAATAGGTAATTGTAATTTTCTTGAAATTTCAGCCGCATTTTTAAAATGTTGGGCTAAATAAATTTCGATTATATCAATCTGTTTTTTGTAATAATCAGGATTTGACATAGACGGATAACTTGGATTTTTATACTTATGAAATCTAATTTTTTCAATTTGTAAGTCGGTATAATATCTGGTTGTAATTCGTTTTTTCCCTTTAATTCCAGCAACTTCAAAACGTGCTGCAACTGAACGAGGATGCAAATTTAGTTCTATTGCAATTTGTTTGATGGTTTTCATAATGTGAGGTCTTTTTATAAACCCCGCTAAAATTAGGATAAAAGCGGGGTTTGTGTATCATATTTAAAGGTCGTTTAAGTTGTTATTTAATTTGCCATCCTTGTAAGTTTACGTAATATTTACCGTTATATTCATTTCCACGAACATTGATACTTACGGTTACTTCTTGACCCGTTGTGATAAAATCTAATAAATTTACTTTATCTTGCACAAAATCTACAGGTATTTTTTGGCTGTATTGTTCGTCTGTTTCAACTACCAATAACCTTTTTTTGAAGTCTTTTGCTCCAACTGTTTCTGTTTCTCCTACTAAAAAAACTTTTCCTTTAATTTCCATTTTTAAAATTGTTTATTATTATTAATTTTTGTGATATACTCGTTTTTAATTTCAATTGCTTCAACAAGTCTTGAGGCAATTTTTTTGATTAACTCCTCATCACGATATACAATTATTTCGTGATGGAATTCTGTTCCCTCGTGGATTAAATAATTGAAAAAATACGCTTTTTCTCTACCAGTACACATCATTTGCATTTGCATTTGTGCGTAATATTTTGCATCAATTTCATTTGTGGCAACTAATTTAAAGAATGTGGTTGACTTTGGGCATTTTATCTCTAAAATAGCATTGTCAGAAACTAAACCGTCAGGACTTGCGCCAGAATTTTTATCAAGTTCAAAAAATCCACACGTTTCTACATCCAAAAACTCAAGGCCTTTTAATTGTTTAAACTTTTCGAACGCTAACGGCTCGGTTTCAATTCCACGCTCCATGTCGTAAGAAATAAAATTTTCTTCCATCTCTCCATAAAGTTGCTCGATAGCTTTTTCAATAGCGTATGTTTTACCAGTTTCGCCAAGTCCACGAACTCCTAAAAGTTTGATAATTTCTGAAGCTGTAAATTTTCCGTGTCTTTGGTTTTTCCATTCTTCGCTGCGTTGTTCTACTTGTTCCATAATGCCTCTATTTCTGGTGTTACGTTATATTTTGATTTTATTTGTTCAATTGTTGCATTTGCTTTTTTAGCTGCCTCAAAATTTGCTTCGGTAAAATCAGGTTTTACTTTATCAATTGGTTGTAATGGTTTTATACGAACTCCATCAGTAATCGCTCCCATCATTTTTACATTCCTATCGACAAATAATTCAATTTTCATTCCTTTCCAGTTTTCTATAATATGGCACTCTTTACCAGTTAAACCGTTTTTTTTAGCAAATCCAGCTAATATTTTATTATTAGTTGAATTTAATTTTAATGGCTTAATCGGCTCAATAAAATGGCAAAATATACCGTCCATTTTAGTTCCTGATACATCTACACCAGTTTCGTATTTTACTTCTTTAATCGTAAAAATTAACGGTACTCCATCCGTTTCCATTGCGTCCAAATCAGCGGAAGCAAGGTGTGTAGATTTTCTGTATTTTCTCCAATCTGTTTTCATAATTAATATTTATTTAAAATGTTATTTTTTTCTGTTTGTTCGTCAAAAGTCAAAAAGCCAAATGTTCTAAATGATTCTTCTAATTGTTTCAATTTAACTAAATGCAATTTCATTATGTGTACTTTAGCGCAAAGTTCCATGTTCCATTCCTGTTGCTCTTCTAATTCTGTTAATGGTTCTGTTTCTGTTTGATTAATTGGATTGTTTGGATTCCAATCGTTGTAAGTGTCTATCATAATTTCTATTATTTTTTGTTTCGACAAATATATAACTATTTTTTATATAAATGCAAATTATACCATTATTTATACTCATTATAAATTGCATTAATAATTTGTATAATTGCAATTAATAGTGTTATATTTGTCAAATAATTTAAAACATAAAAATATGCCACCTAAAAAACCAAAAGAGCAACACAAAAAAAGGATTGTCTTTTTAGTGCCTCCAGAACAGTTTGAAATAGTTACCGAAAATGATTGTAAGGCAATAAGTAAAGAAGCAATCAAAAAAGAGTATAGGAAACGTTTAAAACTAAAAAAATGAAACAAAAACCTCAAATAATATTCCTTGCAATTGTCGGGGTTTATTTTATTATTAATTTAATTTTAAGGTAGTTATGAAACCAAACCAAACAAACGTCGAGAGATTCTATTCTTGGATGCTATCGATAAATAACAAATTTTTGCACGATAATGATCAAATGGTAAAAGCATTTCACATCGTGGCATTAAATGACATTGAAGTAGTTGAACCTGTAATTATAACAAAATGACATACATTTTTATAGCAGTACTAATAATTGTAATGCTTATATTGAAACTTTGGATAGTTTCATTGATAAGGAAGAACTTTGACCTAAAAGTAAAGATTCAAGAAAAGAATAGACTTTTAGAATGGCAGGATAAATTGATTGAGGAAATGGATAAAAATTAGGTATAACGTTCCGCATCTTGTGGTCAGTTGCGGACGATTGAACACCGACCATACAAAAATAGACTAAACTTTAAATTAATAACTAAAATGGAAAAACAAACCCAAACCCCGCAATTGCCACAAAATGCTGTTACAAGCAGTGTTTTGACTTTAGAGCATTTATCAATGGCAATGACTAACGATTATTTATTGCAATATTTTGACGATGAACGTGAGATATTACACAATGATTGTAAAATAGTTGCACTTCGAGAAGAAGAAATGACTATTGCTAATGGAGAATATCAATATGATGTGAAATTTGATGATGTAAAACTAATTATTAGACCTATTTCTGATTTAAGAAAAGATGAATATTTTGATTGGTATATGGATTTTTGTGAAAGTTTAGGAATGGTAAATTGCTATCATTTATTAGAAGCTTTAGAAAAAGGAAAATACTATTCAATGAGTATTGAAAAATATTTTCTAGTTGAAGAATTTATGAATAAAAATCATTTTGATTGGCGATTTAATTTTATTCAAAATGGATTAGCCGTTATTAAAGACGATGTTGTGTAACATTGCTTGTAACGGGAAAGCTAACCGATGTTCAGGAAAAGTAAGCCTAGACATTCGGATTATTACAAATCTTACAGACACAAAACACACTTTAAATTTAACCTAAAGCCTGAATAGCGGTTAGCGTATGTTATCACTTCGGCTTTTTATTTATAACAATATGAGAACAAAAACAACATCAAAAATTCTTTCTGAAACATCAGAAGAAACAAAAGAAAAAATAAGAAATAATGCTAATAATTTAATAAACAAAAAAATGGGCACAAAAAAAATGACAACAAGTCAAAAAGCGGCAGAATTAGTACAAAGTTTAGGCATAAGCCACGCTGTTTATGTTACGGAAGAAGTAATAGCCATTCTTGAAGATTGGAAAGGGACTGAATTAGCTCAAAAAGATTGGGTTGAAATCAAAGAAATTATAGAAAGTATAGAGTTAATTCCATTTAAAATTAAAAAATAGAAAAAATGAACATTCAAGACGAAGTACAAAAAATCCATAATCAATATGGAGCAACCGAAATGGCAAATTATCAAATTGAAAAATTATTTGATAAAAAAATGAAAGAAGATAATCATACTTTTTTAGAAAAAATCAAAAACGGATTTGATGATATTTTTAAAAGTGAAGAACCACAATTAAAGGCTTTTGAAATTTACTATAACATTTATGGCAAACATCATCATTTAGACCGCTCCGACCAAGCTGAGTGATAACGTCCTGTGGCTTTGCTTAGTGGCTGAAAAGCAATCCTAAATTATTGAATTAAAAACAAATTTACAAACACAAAACAGTGTATAAGCTTTGCCTAAAACAGCCATTGAGCAAAACCACTGTTATAACTTCGGCTTATTATGGATAATTTAACGGAACAAGCAACAGGAATTTTACAAGTTTTATTGAAAGAAAAAGACTTTCAAGAATTTAAGGAATTAGATGAAAATTATAACTGCTATGAAAAGAAATCAGATACACCTGACGAACACAGAAAGCAAACAATTTCAAGATTAGAGTATTATATGAAGTTTATGTACAAAGATATGATGCAAGAAGCACCAATGTACTCAACTATGCTTTGTCAAAAAGTAATGGAACGATACGATTATTATATGACTAAATTTCTTGAAAAGCAATCTACGTCAAAAGCTGAGTTATAACGTTTTGGCACTACAGCGGGTTTGGGACTAAATTAAGCCGATTCTTCGGATTTGCCAAATCATTCCAAATACAAAACCATTTTTCCATTAAGCCAAATGCCCAAATCCGTTGTAGTGGCTGTTAGCAGGAGTACGGATTTTTAACCACTAATCTTTTTATTATGAATATAGAAAAAATAATTTACGAATCAACAAGAGAAATTTACAGTCTTGAAGATAAATTAAGAATTGCAACGATATTTTTATTTTGTGAAAAATTAGGAAGTTCGAAACTTGCAGAACTTTTATACACTGATAATCACGAAAAATTAATATTAGATATTACGGAAGAATATAAAGATTACGATGTTGATTTTTATATAAATTTTAGTAATTCAAATGTGAAAAGTTCTTTTAATAAAACGCTTGAAAAAGTTAAAAAAGAATGTGATGACAATGGATATTTGAAAGCATTATTTAATAAAGATGAATATGCTTTAGTTATCGAAGGAATTGTAAATTATAATTTTGATAAACTAGAATTTAAGCAATTTACAAAAAATATAGTACAGCAACTAACTTTCGATTTTAGCAGTTAACGCAGTATTCCTGCTAACGGGCTCCGGCTTGTTCGTCGTTCCGAGAGGAGCTTGCTCCGAAGCGGAATGCGTACAAGCCGGTGATGGGGAA